CGTTTAGCAGTGAGTTCCCCGAATCGGGCCACGGCACGCGAACCTAGCTTTTCAGATAGTTCGCGCAGTTCCGCTTCTGACATATTCTCAAGATCAACTTCGTTTGAAAGAACTTCCTTTGCTTTTGGGGCTTCCTTTGTTTCAGTTGGGACGCTCTCCTTCGTCGTCTCCGCCTTACGCTCTGGTTGCTCCTCTGGCTTGGGTTCTGAAGCCTTGGGAGCCGAGGGCGGTTGCCCTGGGGTCTTCTGGCTAATACGATGGCGTGCAAGTTCTGCCATTGTAATGTTGGACTTTACCACTGGGTTACTATCAGCACCCCCAGCGTTGGGTGCAGTTACTTCATCAGACATAGTTTTGTGCCGCTTGTTAACGACCAGCGAAGTCGATAGGCAGATAATACCACCCCTTTTTGATGCTTGACGTATTTATGTTAATCTATCTCATATATTTATGTTATGCAAAGCCTTGTAATAAACCACTACAGCACGAACCCAAATGCTTGGGTTGCCCCAGAACACTATTACATTGCCAAGAGTATGCGCCGCCATAAGGGAGAACTCATCATCCCAGAACACAGCATCTTTAAGTATAGCCGTGAGAATCCCCCGTATTGGATGGCGGGAGACGTTAAGATAAAAAACACACAACGATGAACCGCTATCAGATTAAATGGACTCAATATCTCCGTTCTGGGAACGACAGATTGCCAAATGATGCCGAGGTGCTGTGTGCTGGCGAAACGCCGATCTGGGCAGCAGACGCTCAAAAAGCCATCATTTCTATGAAGGAAAACTTCCGTGGAATAAAAATAGTTTCAGTCGAGGAATACAGGAAATAATATTATGTTATTGACAAAGGGCGGTTTTCCCCCTCATACTCCCCCTTTCTTTCCTGTTTCTTTTATTTTTCAGTTCAGCCCAAGATACATTAAATAGTGTAATGCATATGGCCGCCTAAGCGAGCCATATGGAAGACAGCCTTTATTAAGGAAGATTATCTGTCTTCTTAATAACGTCTTTAGCTTCTGTAAGCTGCAAGATGCTGTCAAAAGCAATGATCTGCCCGCTAATCTGCTGGATGTGTTCTGTCTTGGCCTCCAGGAGAGAGGNAATAGCATCCTCTCTCATCTCCTGGATTTGCTTGAGCAGTTCGCCAAACGGCTTNAAGTTGCTTAGGAATACAAGGTCTTTTTGCATTATTGTTGCGCCATTTGCTGCGTGTTCATTTGACCAACGGCAGCGGGCTGAGTCCCGATTTTGCCGATCTGGGCGTTCTGCATTTGCTGCATTTGGAAGATATATTGTGAATGATACTTTTCGAGGCGGCCCTTGAAGGCTTCGTCTTGCTGCAATCGCTGGACAACGTCTGGCTGCTGGGCGTATTGGGTGATAACTTGCAACGCGATTTGCGCCCCATTTGGACGGGCTGGCATTTCAATAGCGGACGAGATTTTTGTAAGGTCATCGGTTACTTGTTTGACAATCTGTTGCTGTGCTTGCTCGGCTGGCTGCAAGATAGCGTCGGCCAACATTGGGTCAATTGCGGCAGCCGCCATGTCCAACAAAGCATCCACATTGATGCGGCCATTCTTGTCGAGCTGCAATAACGACACAAGCTGATTGAGCTTTGCTTCTTGTGTCTCTGGGTCGGTGTTGAGGACATCAAAATTAATTAGGATGTCAAAGTCCTCATCAGGATTGCCCTTATCAAACCGCTGTGGGTCAGGCACACCTGTAACACGGAAGAACACTTGTTCTGGGCCAAAGCGTTGATAACACTTAAAAGACATCTTGATGACATCGCGCACATGGCCCAAGAACTTATCCACAAAGAACTGCTGTTTGATAGACGACAAAGGATTTGTTGAGTCTAGGCCAACAAGATTGTCAGCCGTTTTGAGCTGTGTGTTCTCCATCTCTACAGAACCCGCATTGTATTGCGGTATAGGGCCAAACTGGAACTCACCAGCACGGCGATAGGGAACGTAACGCCCCGGCCCCCAGTCTTTTGGTTCATTTCCCACAGGATGCATTACAGGAGGCAAAGTAGCCATACTGTTGCGGTCAATGCGGCTGTCGCGTTCCACCTTCACTTGCCATTGAATACCACGCAGCAAGTCAGAAACATTCTGTGTATCATACAGACGTTTGCTGTTTTCAAACAGCCGTGTAACAACCACAGGATAATCCTCGTAGCCATTCATAAGCTCAAATTTGGCATAAGCAGGAACATTCTGCGCCTCTTTCTTGCGGTCTAGGTCACGATGGAATACGGTGCAATAGATACCTTCCGAATTATCTTCTTTGTCAATTAACCGTTGGTAGCCATACACCACTTCAATGAGTTCATTGGCCTCATAAATCTGTGTGGTGAAGCCATAGTTACGGCGGCCATTAAGTTCTGTCTCAATCGCGTTCACTTTAATCCCGCGATAATGTTCAATGACATAATCTACCCATTCTTTATCCCAGCCCTCTGTGCCAACTTTGTTCTGCAACTCTTGGGCTGTGTAGTAGGTGCGCCAGAAACAATAAGGCGAACGCTGTGGGTCTGTAACGTAGGACGGGAAAAAGAAGTCCCCGTCAGGGCTAAGGGTTTTGACTAGAGGACAGTCAATCTGGCGGCGTACAACAGGAATCTCAGCAACACCTTTCTTGCGGAGTTCATTCAATGCACGCTTGGCACGTTTATCAGACACTTGAGGGTAGACAGAGCGCAGCATCTCAATGAGCTGGTCATCAGCGGTTCCCTCTAGCACAGCTTTGGCTAGATTCGGGTCGGCTTGAGCTAGTTGCGCTAAGTCTAATTTTTGCAAGTAGGTGCTGTTCTCACGTTGCCAGCCTACATAGGTGATGAGAACGCCACGCTCCAATAAATAATTGGCGGCCAGTTCCATCTCTTTCTTAAAACGAGGAATGTAAGAAGACACCATCCACTTAAGGAAGCTGCTTACAACCTTTGACCTACCAATGTCTGTAATCTCCACAGGATAGGCGCGAATGTTAGCGCGAGACATGGACGAAATAAACATAGCAACATACGCATTGATGCGCTCATCAATAACGTGCGCCTCTGTATCCGCCGCACCCTCCCAAGGAAACGCATCAGCCCCGTGCTTGCGTAGGTCGCGGCTCTTGCCCGGCCAATAATTACGACGGTCATCATAGCTAGTACGGCAAGTGTCAAAGAAGCTACTTAGTTCATTAACTGTTTGCTCATACGCATCGCGCAGCACTGTAATGTCTGGCTCTTTGCTGGCGTATGTCAGGGCTTCTTGTTTGTCGTTATTATCCATTTAATTGGCGGGTTCTAATATCGGAAAGAATTGTGTGGGAATATCCTTTATACACCCCAATCTTATCAGCCAGACTACCGGGCGGGATAGGACGAGGGTCAGCAGTGAGGAGTTTACAAAGCATTTCAAAGCCAAGGAGTCTATCTACTTGCTCTGAAATCCAATCGGGATTATTAGTTATATCCCGTGAGGAGCGCATGGCGGTAGGTTGTCCCAGTGGCATCAGTGATAGCGTGAATTGGAATACGCTTATTCAACAGTTTACCACGCAAGCGGCGTGGGATGGCTACAGGCTTTTTGCCGCCAATCCCTACAATCTCACAATACACCCAATTGGGATTCTTGGCACTAGACAGCACCATGCCTACAAATTGATTTGGGACAGCCAACGGGATTTCAATGGCTAGACGAATCTTGGCAATGCCAGCATCGTTAAACCATGTGTTCTTACCAACGCCCTTGTAGTCTGTCTCGTCGAGCTTATTGGTTTTCAATAGCATCAACTCATTAACAGATACGTTTAGTTCCTTAGCCAAGTCTGTGATACGAATAGCACTCATTTAATAGCCTCCTTTAATTTTTTGTACATCATACTTATTTTCCTTAACAAATTGGATTCCATCAATGGCAGCATAACGGCATACGTCGATGGGGTCTTTCCACGCTTCGTCGGGGCCGCCTTCGGCTGTGTATTCTTGGAACGCTTGGATAATGTTTTGACAACGGTTGGATACATAAAGGTGTGGGCGATTAACGCCATCTATTGAAATTTTTTTATTATAAGCCATCTTGCTTTGGAGGGCTTGGATGCCGTCCTCAATATCAAGTCCGGGCGCAGGAACAAACGTCAGGCCAGCCATAGACAAGTCTTCAATGATAGAGGAAGCCCCGTCCTGCCCCTGATACTTAGCCGCGCCTAAGCGTGGGTCAATTAGCCGTTCAAAGACGTTCTCCTTACCATCAGACTCTAAGGTAGTGATTAGATTAACATAGTCCTTAATGCCATAGCCTAGCCCCTTAGACCCTTCGCCGCCAATCCATTTGCCGCCATGCCACTTAGCCCAGTCTCCTGTAGCAACGTCAGGCCATTCCCGATAGATGTAATACGTCTCTGTCTCGTCNACNGCTATCCAGCACATGAACCAATTCTTGCGGCCAGCAGGGTCTAGCACCATGTACCTAGTGACGTTTATCCTAGGAATTTTTTCGTGGGGTATGACATTTACATCCGTACTAAAATTAGGGAACTGACAACTAAAACTCTTGGTGGGAATACCATACGCACGGCACAGGATTTCTTCCTCTGGCCTATTAGCTAAGTCCTTGGCAATACGGTCATAACCGCCAAAGGGATTGTCCTTGGTATGAAAGTAGATAACGGCGGCATTACGATTCTTGGAGTGTTGAATCGTAGACACCAATCTTCCCCCAAGTAGTTCTGCTGGTTTGCTTTCTATGGTGGTAGCCCCGCCAATGTAGTCGCGCACCACCTCTGTGTACCCATCAATAGGAGTGAACGTCACAATCATCTTAGCATTGCGGGTAGCCAAACGGAATCTAAGGGTGTTAAGAAGGTCTGGCCCAATCAGATATTCGTCGCACCATGCTCCAATATTAACTACCTTAGCATCCCTACAACCCAGCTCAGCACCTTCTA